ACGGAGCAAGCCGTAAGTATTCATAAACGTAAACTCATGGCTTTAGTGAAAAAGGAAGTTAAAAAAGAAGTTTTAAAACACCCGGAGATCGTTAAGGAAAAAATTGAAACGGCTTTTAACGAAATTGAACTTATAAAAAAGGGAATAGAAAAACTTTTAGAACGCCAACAGGAACTTGAACACCACGCGAAAAACTATGTTTCCCCCGCATGGTACAATCTTGTAATAAAAAACACGAAGGAAATTAGGGAAGCTTGTGAAACTCTTTTGAAGCTTAAAGGTGAACTTTTACCAGATGTTAACATTAACATTCAGATGACTAAGATTAATCAGCAAATCATTATTCTTCAAAACTTTATTTTTGAACGTCACCCTGAGTTGATCGATGAATTTGAAAGCTATTTGAGGGAAAAACTTGAAGAATTTAAGCTTACAAACGAATCTACTTGAAAAAACATTGATGGATGTACGGTTTCGAAGGGCTAAACAAAGCATACGTTATTTTGCGGAAGAAGTACTTGATATTTGCGGTTTCGTTAACCGTTATTTGGACATGATGGGGGACCGTGAAGTTCCCCGGGTTAAAAAACTTAATTGGCATCAATATGAATGGTTTGATATGATTGAACGTGAGAAATGGATTTGTATAGCGGCCCCAAGGGATCATTGGAAATCAACTATTTTTAGTGTTGTTTTCCCGTTATGGCGGATTCTTTACGGGGAACGTGGATGTTTAATTTCAAATAGCCAAGCCCAAGCTTCCGATCTTTTGGACCGTATAAAATATTTTTTGGAAAATCACCCGTTTTTCCAATACTATGGTTTTAAACCGGAACGGCCGCGTATATGGCATAAAACCGCCCTTGAATGCAGTAATAAATCTACAATAATAACTAAAAGCTTTGGGACACCGGTACGGGGCGGACACTACCATTGGGTTGTCGTAGATGATCCTTTATCTGAAAGAATGCCGTATAGTATGGAATATGTGAAAAACTATTTTAAACGGGCCATAGTTAACATGGTAATCCCGCAGGGCCGCCTTATTCTGGTTGGGACACCGTTAAGGTTTGATGACCTTATCATGGAAACTTTAAATAATCCGAATTACGCGGCAAAACATTATCAAGCCGTTTTAGATTGGGATGAAAAAAAGGTTCTTTGGCCTGAATATTATAGTTGGGATCGGTTAATGGAGCGGCGGGAAAAAATCGGTACTTTGGCTTTTGACCAAGAATTTCAATGTCAACCTGTAGATGAATCTTCAAGTCTTTTCCCGTTTAGCTTGGTTTCAAATAACTTTGATCCAACCGGTACTTTGATTCCGTTTTACGATCCAACCTACGATTGTAAAGTTAAAGGATGTAATCTTAGTTTTTATAGTGAAGAAGAAGTTAGAAAACATATAAAGGAATTTCACAGGGAAGAACCGGTTGAAGGTGTAAACTATAGTAAGCCGCTTAAAACTTTTATCGGATGTGATTTAGCTATAAGTGCGAGTACCGCCGCCGATTACACTTGTTACATTACTCTAGGTTTAGATGAAGATGGAAACCGCTACATTCTCGATATTTTCAGGGAAAAAGGAATGAGTTACCGGGAACAAATAGATAAACTAAGGGAACTTAACATAAGATATCGGCCTAAAATCATATTAATTGAAAGCAACCAATTTCAAAAAGTTATTTTTGAGATGGCCCGGGAAACCACGGATCTACCGGTCCGCGAATTTGTTACCGGCCGTAAAAAATCACATTTAGAAGAAGGGGTTCCCGGGTTAAGAGTTCTTTTCGAAAACCGTAAATTCAAGATCCCAAGGGGAGATCAAAGATCAATAGAAATAACAAACATATTGGTCCGCGAATTGAACGCATTCGGCTTCATGGAAGGAAAGGTTCAAGGAATAGGGGAACACGATGACACAGTAATGGCTTTATATATTGCCAATGAAGCTATAAAACAATGGGAAGGAACAAAACTTATTTTCGGAGCCATAGATAAAAGATAACTTTACATTGTCAAATTTTAAAGGGAAGATCTACGGAACAAAATAGACAATATCAAACTGAATTTCTTACCTACCGTTTGGTAGTGGTCATGTTGATGAAAAGGTTGGTAAGAAATTGAAGTTAAAATATTAATTTTAATAAAACTTTGAAAAACCGATAAAAAATAAAGGGGTTAGTATTCGCGTTCATAGATTGCTTTTTCACCGAAATATTCATGTTCACGTTCCGGATAATCACATCCACGGCTAGGATCTTCTAAACACATTTTACGACATGGACATTCTTCCCAACCCGGGAAAGGTGCTTTACACCAAGGATAGTGTCCGGGGCCGGGTTCAGGACCATGAATCATTTTTCTTATTTTCTCGATAGGAACCGGATTTCTATCCCTTAGTTCTTGGCGTTCTTCTTCTTCCTTTAGTATTTGCTGAATTTCTTCAGGGTAGTCTTTTTCAAGGAACTTTGATTGGCATTGAAACCAAAATTCACAATCTTCATCATCACATTCCTTTTTCCCAAAACACTTAGGAAATATCACGGCTTTTCACCGTTCCCGCCCTAGTCTGTGTGGCTAGGGCTATAGGAAAAAGGTTATTTGAATTTGAGACAAGATATTAATTTTACGAAGACCGGGCTTTCAAGTTCTTCTTTGGTTAGCCCGGTCCATATCCCTATTTTTTCGGGATCGGTGGCCCACCAAAGGCCATCAACCTCAACCCATTCAACTCCGTATTTTTTAACTCTTTTTCTTGTTGTCATTTTTTTCACCGTATGACATTATGTCAGACATAGTATATAAACCTATCGGAACCGCAAAAAACAAGAAGAAAAAAGAAAATTGATTTTAATGTTCTTTTTTAACTGTGTTTTCCCATAAAGCCCAAAAAATGTTTTTCAGTAGCCAATAGAATTCATAAGGCATTTCAAAATCTTTGAAAACTATTTGTGGATATGTTTTTAGATATTCAATGAATTTTTCTAATTCACGGTACATGGCCCCGCCGCTACCGCTAAAATTAGTTGGTGAATCGGTGAACCAATATTCCCCTACCGTAATCTCAAAAACATATACATAATGATTTTCCTTTTCATTGTGTTTCAAAGTGATCTTAGTTACTTCCATAGGTATGAGTCCACGTTTTTCAAGCATATTCTTTAACTGATAGAAGCTATGAAACTCCTTAACCTTCATTTTCTTCACCATCCATTTTTTTAACTATTAACTTCATTTCTTCTTTAACTTGTTTTAATTGAATATACATGCTTGTTATTTGGTTTTTTAACTTGTCAATTTTTTCTTTTAACGTCTTTGACGTAAATGATGTCAAAAGAAAAGATAGATGTTCATCAGTTTTACTAAGAAAATCCACACAATTACAAAGAAGTCTATACGCGAAAAGACTATGGTATTTTGGATCCAAACTTGGATTGACTTTCATTTTTCTTCCACCCATTCAATTTTATAGTCTAATAATCGTTTTTTAAAATCGTTTAAACTATCTATGATTTCTAGGTGATAGTATTTGTCTACTTCGGGTGAAATCCACACCCAATAGATCACTATGCGGCCCTGATCATCCTGATATAGTTGGCCTTCCCAATGGCCTATCCGCCCTGAAACCATAGGTAAAAGTTTGGCTTTGAGATCTCGGACAATTAGAGTTTGCGGTACGGGGTTATCTGAAACCTTGAATTCCTTCATTGTGAACGGCGGTTCTTTGGCTTTCAGTTTTTCCCCTAGTTTTTTCAGGTCCCCGTCTATTTTTTGAATTAACGGTTCATGTACTCTAATAACAAAATCGACACCGTGACGCACCAAGTCACTTATAGGGATTTTTAAAAAAGAAGAAATAGATTTAAGTTGTTGATATCTTTGTTTTCCTATTCTAACCGATATACGGCGGCTATTCTTCATCTTCATCATCCCTTACAACTTCTATATCTTCGATTTTTTCACGCCAATATTCCCCTTCCCGGGGAATAAACATTTTACCACTAATTTTAATCTCGAAGTCACCGTAAGGCGTAGAAAAACCCATATAGTAACTCCAAAGCTTCAAAGCCGCGTTTACTCGTTCTTCGTAGTCTTCCCCATCCAAAACTTCAAAAGAAATATCATATTTCACCGCGGTTTCTTCCACGATCTTATGCAATTTTTTACAAAGCAAACCGAAATTTTCATAAACCTCATTTTGATCATAGGCATCATACTCTTTACCGATATACTTTTCTTTGATCTCATTGATCTTTCCTTTTAATTCTTCCATGAATTTTTCAAAACTTTCCTTACAATCTTCCAATTTAATCATTCCATCTTTATCTTTGTAAACACGGTAAGCTTTCCCGTAAACGTATCGATGTACATCAGCAATTTCCAAAAGTTTTTCTAAAAGATCCTTGTAATTTGAAGCTAACACCTTGATAAACCATATCTTATCTACGTTATCCCATTGAAAGCCAAGTCTTTTCAAATGGTCCTTGATTTTATAGGTGTCCCCGGAAATCCAAAGAACAAAAGCATTAGGATCATTGACTTCCGTATCAAGTGACACCGAAAAAACCAATCTAGGCCTACTTGTTTCTTTCAAAATGATACGCCCCCTAAAGTGACAATATTACTTTTCGGTTTATCTGCGATTCCACATTTTCTTATATGGCTTAGAAATCTATGTAACTTCATAAGATATATTTGAAATATCATTTCATCATCATGGATCCAATGTTGTAGATCTGATACTTTGAAATCCCATTTAATCATTTTTTTAATTGTTGAATGTAAATCAACAATGACTTTTTTCACGGTTTCTACGTCTAAACTCAAAGTTTGCACATCCACATAATCTACGATTTTTATAGCTTTCCTGATAAAATGCGGCACATCGTAAAGACTGTGATATAATTCAATGTGATATGTTGTTGTTAACCATGGATTCGGATCTGGATCTCTATAGTAGTTTATTTGGATCTCTAATCTATGGCCGGATTCCGTTTCCCATTTTACTGTGTACAACTCATTTTTTATCGTAAAAGATATTTCATTCAATTGTTTTCCCCCTTTTAGATTTTATTTGTTTAAGTATTTCTACTTGTTCCCAAGCCCAATCAA